GGTGTCCCTGCTCCCTTTAATTCGTCCGCTGTATATTGCATTATAAATGTATTTTATTATAAATATATAAAAGAAAAAATAAAGTAATGCATGGGAAATTTGGCTACCGGAGATATCTTTCGTATATTTACCATGTTAGTGAGGTTACTAATATTAAATAAAGGTTATATGAGTTATAAAAGAACAGAAGCACAAAGATTAATTACAAAATTTGGTATTCCTGAAGCATCTTCAATGTTATCTAATAAAGAAGAAAATGATTGTGTTGTAAGAGCCGTATCACATGCGTTTGATGTTGATTATATTAAAGCACATCATTTTTGTGAGATGAAATTACACCGTAAATCCGGTAAGGGTACTTATACATCATGGTACCTGCCTAATATTAAACAAGCGTTTGGTAAGAAAATTAAGCAGTTAGGTAAGACTAGAAAATATAGTGATTATAAATGGATTACTCGCCCCCAGAAATCTAAAGTTGAGAAATGGAGTAATGCTAAAAGTAAATGGGTTACTAAACGCGAAATAGTTCAAGTGCCTTATAAAGTAAATGAATTTGTTAAAGCACATAGTGAAGGTAATTATATTATTACAGTAAAAGGACATGCATTTGCTCTTATAGATGGTGTAATAAAAGGTAATTGGAGAGATGATAAGCGTCTAACACGTAAAGTTAATAGTGCTTATAAAGTAAGTTAAGGTAATGCACGGGAGGCTTGGCTTCCCGGGATAGGGTTCGTATATTTAGGTGTTCGAATGGTTCGAGCGATTAAAATTAATTAAAAATAAAGGTTATGTTTAATAGACAAAATGTTAAAGAGTTTAGAAGTGATTTCCAAAAAGCAGTTGAAAAATTAGAAGAGCAGTATGGTTGTAATATTTCATTAGGTACTATCAGTTTTGATGGGAGTGAGTTAAGATCTAAAATGACAGCTCGAAAAGGTGAAAAGATTGTAAAAGCAACTAAAGAAGATTTTAAAGTTGGAGATATAGTTGGTATTAACCACAAAAAAGTTAATCCTAATGATACATTTACTATTTATAAAATTAATAGTAAAAATATTGGAGTTAAAGGTGCAAATGGTGCTTTAATGAGAGTTTCACCAGGTTTATTAGTTAAAAAAACATTTAAAACAATTTAAAGGTAATGCACGGGAAGCTTGGCTTCCCGGGATATCTTTCGTATATTCACGTATATTAATAATTAAAACAAATAAAAGTTATGTTAGATTACACAAATTCAGAGTTCAAAAGTTTAGAAGATTTAAGAGAAATTGCTCCAAGTATTTTTACCCAAGTTGGTTCAGAAAGTACAAGTGATAAGTATACCCACATTCCAACTGATCAAGTGATCAAAGATATGGAATTATTAGGTTGGGGAGTTGTTGATGCTAAAGAAGTTCAATCAAGAAAAGAGTCAACAAATGGTTTTCAAAAGCACTTAGTTGTTTTTAGAAATAATGATGTTGTTATTAATGGGGAAGATGGTGATACTGTTTATCCACAAGTATTACTTACAAATTCTCATGATGGTAAAAATTCATTCCAATTTACAGCTGGATTATTTAGAATGATTTGTGAAAATGGTTTAGTTATAGCTACAGATACATTTGAGGATGTAAAGATCCGTCATATGGGTTATGATTTCTCAACTTTACAAGATACAATTAAAGAGATGGTTGAAAGATTACCTTTAACTGTTGAAGCAATGAATAAGATGAAAGAAGTTGAATTACAAGAAGAACAAATGTTTGATCTTGCTAAATCATTTCTAGATATTAGAGTAGAAGGTACAGAAAATACTTTTGATGATCAAGCAATTGAGGAAGTTTTAGAAGCTCAACGTAAAGCAGATGAAGGAAATATGCTTTGGGAAGTTTTTAATAGAGTTCAAGAAAATATTATTGAAGGTAATTTCGAATATATTACTAAAACAGGAAAAAAACGTCAAGCTCGAGTTATTAAGAATTTCAAGCAAGATCAAGACGTAAATAAAAAAATGTTTAGTAAAGCATTAGAATTCGTAGCATAATGAGAAAGATAATTTATATATTTTTAGTAATTCTCTTCTGGGCATGTAGCCCAGAGGAGATCATAGAAAATGTTTGTGTAGATGGAGATTGTAACGCAGAATTTTTTATAGATGAGTTAGTTCAACCTGATGCTTATCAAGACAGTAATGGATACTGGCATGTTTTTTATTATGGTCCCAAATATTTTACTATTAGAGGTGAACTTGATGAAGTTAACGCAGTAATTAATGGTGTTCCACTAATTGAAACTCAGTATGATTCTGATTATTGGATAGCATTAGAGAATTTACGATTTACTGTACCCACTTATTCAGTATTAAGTTGGTTTACAGGAGGTGGGTTTAATAATCCAATCCCTATTGGAGAAATTGAATATACCCTATCAGATATCGTAAAAATTATGCCTCCTTTAAATATAGCTGGTTATCAGATACAAAAGAATTTTTGTTGGGAATGTCCCTATGCTGAAACTTTATTAGGTACATATAGTAAATATAATTACAATCCTAGACAGCAAATATTTATGGATAATGAGATGGTTGGTGATACCTTACAAGTATTTATTAAAACTACATTTAATAATGATGTAGGTCCCAGAGAAGTTATTGAAAAATCATTTAAAATAATTGTAGAATAATGAGAAAATTAACAATTTTAGAAAGCAAGCAATTTATTCCACTAAAAGAAAATTATGGAAATACGGATTTAGAACATGCTAAATATTTTACACTAACACCCAGCGAGAGGGGTGAGGGATGGGAAGACGTAACGTATTATACCGATAAAAAATACGGGTTATATGCGGATAAAGGTGAAGGGGATCAATGGGTTTATTGTTTATCCAATCCTACTACACCAGGGATTTTAAAAATAGGTTATACTAAAAAAACACCAGATGAAGGTGCAAAACAAATATCTTCTGCTACAGGTGTTGCATTACCTTATAAAGTTGAATGGGCTTATAAATGTTTTAATGGTGAAACTATAGAACGTGAAGTACATCATAAATTACATTCATGTAGGGTAAATAATAATAAAGAGTTTTTTCAAATTAGTTTGGAGGAAGCAAAAGAAGTCATTAACTTAATCGGCAAGAAATATGATAGTAATGAGAGTAACAACTGATTTTTTAGTAAATCAACAAAGAGTTGTAGAATTAAATAAACTGATGGGTGATAATCTCCCTTGGGTAAGTAAAGAAACAGAAACAGGAGTTAAATATTTTAAATTATAAGTATGGAAAATACACAAAATAAAAAAACAGAATTAGTAAATGATTTAATGGCAGTAACTACAATAATGGAAGATTATTGGAGATTCCACCCAGCAAATGAAAAACAGGAAAATGTTGTTGAGGAATATGCTAAATTAAAGGCAATGTCTGAACATATAGAGAAAGAACTTAAGGTGTTAGAAGAATAAATATGTATAATAAAACACCAAATATGGGTATAAACAAAAGTAAAATAGATTCATTATTTCCTGATGATGTTGATGGTAAAGAAATTGATATCTCCCAAGATTTAGAAAATGAGGCAGTTATGATGCTGGGGATGTATGTTAAACTTATTTATAACCATGATGTGTTTCATTCTAAATTAAAAAAATTCTACGAAAGAGAAAAAATACCATTTGATGTTGAACAAACTAAAGAATCATCATCATTTGTAGTATTTAATAGAGCATGGGGTTATATATCTAAAATAGATCTAGAAAGACAAGAGGATTTAGAAACTATTATGGATTATAAGAAAGACGCATTACTATCTACTTTAGATCAAGGTATAGAATATTTTGAATCAACAGAACAATATGAAAGATGCGCAAAACTACTAAAAATAAAAACCTTTAAAAGAGATATTGAAAAAGGCTTGGATATCTAAAACCCATTTCGTAACTTAGAAATACGGGTTTTGGGAAAAAGAGGATTGGGAATAAAAGGATATAAAAATAGAAAAAAGGGGGTAAAATTGATCCCGTTATTAATAAATAAAAATTATGAGAAATAAAAACTTAGCACATCAGAAATTAGAAAAATTAGATTCATCTATGATCAACTTACAAAGAATGGTAAAGATGGGGGAATCTAAAGGGGAATTTATTCAAGCTATTGAAAATGCAAAACAGACAATAGCAGAATTACAAGACCTTGTTGAACAACAACAAAATTAATAAATTAAATACAATAAAAGTTATGACATTATCCGCAGAGAAAATCCAATCTAATTGGGTTGAGTTTAACACCAACATTGAAACATATATTACTGGAGATCGTAAACAAAAATTACTAGATTTCTATAAAAAATATGAAGACCGTATTATTATGATGCCAGCGGCACATAAGAAAGAATACCATTCGGCGTTTCCAGGTGGATATGTCGACCATGTTAATCGAGTAGTTAAAGCAGCATTATCAATGTCTGCTGTGTGGGAAGGTTTTGGTTGTGATATGACTACATTTACCCAGGAAGAGTTGGTATTTTCAGCGATTAACCATGATTTAGGTAAAATGGGATCTGATACTGAAGAAGCATATGTACCTCAAACAGATACTTGGAGACGTGATAAATTAGGTGAAGATTATATGTTTAATAAGGCATTACCATTCTCATCAGTTCCAGATCGTGGGTTATTTTTACTCCAACAACATGATATTAAGTATACTTTTAATGAAATGTTAGCTATTCAGACACATGATGGGTTATACGACTCAGCAAATGAAAAATATTTAAAAGCATTCATGCCAGAACAAAAACCACGTACTTCACTTCCATTTATTTTACATCAAGCTGATATGATGGCTGCGCGTATTGAATTTGAAATTGAATGGCTCCCAAAGTTCTCTAAAAATAGCGTGGCTACGCCAAAGAAGAATTATACATTGAGTAACAACAATAAGAGTACCAAAAATAAGGCATTAAATAGTGTATCAAGTTCAGGGCTTAAAAATATGTTAGATAGTTTATGATATTACAAATAGTTTCAATAATACTAGGTTTATTAGTCGTAGTCTTCGGGTTTACGACTTTTAATCTTTTGCGTAAACAAGAAAAATTAGAAGATATTATAACAAATCAAAGCGAATATATTAGCGAATTTGATAAACAAATAGGATATGCAGATGATCGCCTCCAAAAAATAGACCAAAAAGGTATATTTGCTGGGGATGATGAAATTGGTTGGTTTTTTTCCCAAATAAAGGTTATACAAGAAAGTATATCCAAATTTAAAACTGACTATAATGATGGAACCAATTAAAAGAAAAAGAAAAAAGAAAAGCAAAAACTATTTTACACAAGATACTGAAAATGCCATTGTAAGATATAACAATGAACCAGATCCTGAAATTCGAAGTAAAATATATGAATCAGAGATCCATTATGCATTTTTTAAACTAACTCAGAATATTATTCACACATTTAAATTCTACCATACTGAGGTTGAGAATTTAGAACATTTACAACATGAAATAATTACTTTTTGTTTATCTAAATTTCATTTATTTGATCCAACCAGAGGGGCCAAAGCCTATTCTTATTTTGGTACTATTGTAAAACGTTGGTTAATTTTATATAATACCAAAAATTATTCAAAAAAGATTAAAAAAGTTGATGTTGATGTATTAACTAAAGATTCTTCAACCCATACTTACAGTATGAGTGATGACCCTCAAAATAGTGAATTAAGTAAATATATTGATTTATTTATAGACCATGTTACTGAAAATATATATGAATTATTTCCAAAGAAAAATGATGCCCAAATAGCAGATGCTATACTTGAATTATTTAGAAATAGAGAAAATATTGAAATATTTAATAAAAAAGCATTATACATATATATTCGTGAAATAGTAGATGTAAAAACCCCTAAAATTACTAAAATAGCTGATAAGCTTCATGATATATTTAAAACAAAATATATTTTCTTTTTAGAAAATGGTCATGCTAAATTCTAATTCTAGCTTATATCCATATTTATAATAAAATAAAATTATGGCTTTAGATAAAATAGTATTTGGTGAAAAGAAATTCTCCGATATTCTTAGTGAGATCTATGATAACCAAAATAAAAAATCAAAACAAATCTCAGGTTTAATTTCTGAATTAAAACCTTTAATAAATGATATAGGAGATGCAACTTTAATTGTACCCCTCATTAAAGAATATTTAGATATTGGCGTTCGTAACGATGAACAATTAATCAAAATGTCAACTATAATACAACGCGCGCTTAATAATAGTACATCGGATGATGCACTTGGTATAACGGAAGAAGAAAAACAACAGTTAATGAAAGAGTTAGAAACTCTCAATACTAACTACGAGGAAAATAAAAATGGCGGTAAGTAAAACTGGGATATCTAGATTATTTCAATCATCCACTAATATTAATTCAAATATTGGTGAGGGTGGTAAATCAAACCCAATTGGTGATTTTATAGTTGCTAGAGTTATAGACGTAAACCTCAATTCCAACTCAGAATTATTTAATAAAGCAGGAGGTTGGTCTGGTATTGGCGCTATTAATTTCGCCTCAGTTAAATCTTCAGGAAATCAAAACCCCAAAAATGAAGTTTTACAATTGGCTACACCTTTATTTCCTAATATAAAAAATTATCCTTTAGTTAATGAATATGTGCTTATTGTAAAGGGACCATCAAATGTTAACCCTGGGATAGGAGCAGAATTAAAAAATTATTATGTAAGTATTGCTTCTTTATGGAATAGTCAACATATTAACGCCTCCCCTATAGATTTAAATATTAATAATAATCTATCCCCCTCTTTAGATAAATCTTATACATCTATAGAAGCAGGAAATGTGCAAAGACCCCCAACACAAAAACAGTCTATCGACTTAAATGGTAATAGTGGGGGGACTTTTATGGAGCAAGGAGATATTCAACCTATTTTACCATTTGCTGGGGATAATATATTTGAAGGTAGGTTTGGTAATAGTATTAGATTAGGTAATACATCAAAATCTGGAGGTGATATACAAAATAATTGGTCCAAAGGTAATAATACTGAAAATGGAGACCCCATTACTATTTTAAAAAATGGTCAATCTGAAACAAATAAACCAGGATTTATACCTACGGTAGAAAATATTAATACTGACCCTTCATCATTATATTTGACATCTACACAAAACATCCCTATAGATATTTCAGTATCTAATAAAAAAGAAGGACTAGGTGCAACAATACCTTATTCTAATATAATCACCCCAGTCCCAAAATCACCTAAATCTTAT